GGGGACCGGGTCGTGACCACATTTTTTTTACTGGGTTTCTACCAAAAAACACCCTCCTTTCTCAAAAAAAGCTTGACAATTTATACCGTGATGGTATATATTAACAAAAAACTGACTTAAATCATTAAAAACATTACAAAAAAACACCCTTTTTCGCTTTTTTTGAGAAAAAGCCGTAAGTTATTGATATTATTAAGTGTCACAAAAAAAGTGTAATGATATCAGTCGTTTGTGACACAACAAAATTGTAGTGTCACAAAAATAAATGTAATAATTTCAATAAGTTACATTTTTTTGACTACCATTAAAAAGTATAATAATTTCAACTACTTGGAGATAATCGTATACTATAGTAAAAGGGCCGGTGTGACGTGACACTACAAAATTTTATATACTCGATTTTTCACCACCAGCCCATTTCTTGAGTTGTACGTGTTTTAAAAAGTGGTGTCTCGTCACACTTTTATATTTATAGCCAATAATGTCAACAAGTTAACCCTGTGACACTACTAAAGTAGTGGTGTCACACTTGTAATGATACCAATGGTTTAACCTGTGACACAACAAAATTGTAGTGTCACACTATAACTTTCTACAATTTTGTATAATTATCCAAGTTTTTCGTCCGCCCGCATTTTTTCTGGCTTAAAATGGTCCTTATATAAAGGGATTAAGAAAAAGATGAAGAATTTCAAGTGGTTAATAATAAATCTATGGTAGCCATAGATAATTTTAATATTTAGGATAAAGGAGGGCCAATGATACCCACAGAAGATTACACGGCACAGAAGCTGGAGTATACCAGGAGAAGCACGGGGGTCTTGAAGAGGGGATATGTGAATATTGCAGATTAATTTATTCTCACGGGGAGGGTGTAATAACCTGCGGGAAGTTGCTCTGTGAGGGAGGCGATGAATTGACATCCATGAAAGGCAACAAGAACTCCCTCTCCCTGAGAATATATTAACAAGGAGAATAAATGAAAATCCATCTCGTTGCAGGTGCACAGCCCAACTTTATGAAGATTGCCCCGCTATGAGGGGTTATGAATGAACTTAAGCAGGGAAGAGAAACTGGACGCTATATTCCTCCGGGCGGTCAACATGATCTTGCCTAAGTATTTTATGACCTGGAACGATGTAGACTTTTTACGTTCCTGCCCTTGTGGAAACATAGGATTTAAGACTGATATTTGTCCAAGGTGCGGCAACACGAAGGACATCTCGGGGCGAGTATTAAATTTCAAGAGAAAGGGCATGACAACCGAGGAAAAACTCAATTTTATTAAAGAAGTAAATCTCGTAAGTGGTGGGCAGGTAAAGTGAATAACTGCTCACTCTGCAGCGTATCTCCTAGTGATAAATTATGGTCGGAGCGCGGTTTTTTTGGCCTGATCTGCAAAAAATGTGATGTACCGATGATAGTCTTGGACGAGCACAGGGAGGCTTTAACAGACGACGAGCAGGCGACAGTTGACAGCCTTCAATTAAAGCACTTCAGGTTTACTAAGCCCAGGGGGATTGGCATGGGGTCTACTGGATCCCACTGGCATGAGCATTATATATGAGAAACGCTGAAGACTTTATAGTGCGTGCGTTATTTGTCATAGCTATAGTGTTGTTTTTTTGGAGTATATGTAGATTATGGTTGTGAAGAAGGATAACGTTCTTGAGCTTCCGATCAAGCGTTTACTGGACACCTGTGATTTAGTGAATGTGCCGAAGGGTGGTTCTCTCCCGCTCTGTTCGGGTTTCCCGGGGGAATGTTTAGGCTGCGGGGTGGGTGTGTGGGCAGCCCACAACCAAAGCCGCCTGGCCGGGGTTACTCACAGCCGTGTTCCTTCTGAATGGACGGATCCTTTATCCGAGAAGAAAACAACCGCCAAAAGAATAAGGGCTTTTCTCCGGGACTGCCTTGATTGTTTTTGGGCGCTACGATGGTATCTTGAAAAGTGACCGTATTCGGTCGAAGTAGAACTACTATGCCCTGTGCACAGGCAGAAAGAAATATTTCAAAATTACAGACGGCTTTTGATGATCTTCAAGAAGCGAGAAAGTCTGATAAAAATGCACATTTTTCTGTGGGTGAGTTTCAATTAACAATTCTTGATCACTTAATATATCTAAATCACGAGATAAAGCAATTAATAACAGAATACGAAGAAGCAATGGAGGGATACTTTAAAGCATATATGTCTCATCTTACTGATTTACACGTAAGGGGTATGAGCTATAAACCATGAATGAGCACCAACTACAGACCATACGGCAAAAGCTGTACGAGATTATCAGTTATAAGCCTCCGTCTGAGCCTGGTGAAAGGATGCTCCAGCAAATGGGCATTTCTATGACGAAGGCGGTCCAGCGCGACGGAGTATTTAACGTGTTTCAGTTCCAGAGCAGCGTGACTCACCATATTATTACTATGGTGGTTGATGTTTTGAAAGAGCTGGACAATATTTCTGTAACCCCGCTTGCCTTGCCCTGCCCTGAGCCCGAGCCCGCCCGGCTTCCGATTGATGTGGCTATGGAGGAGCTGGTTGATCGAAAGCTGCCCGTGCGGGCTGCTCGTAAATATTTGACAAGAAAGTATGTACGGGCTGTATTTAAACGTTACAATGGTGATGTGGGTAGTGTTATGCGCCACTTGGGCTGTAATCGTTCCAGTGTGTCTTATTATGAGCAATATTATATGATGGACTAATGATATGGCTATTGACCCTGCCCGGTTGCGACAAATTTATGTGAACAAGGGCGACTTGGTCCTATGGGACTTTTGTTCCAAGTGCTCTGAAGAATGCCCTGTTTATAAGCGTTGCGGTTATGTGAAGAAGGGTTATTGCACTGCCGAGTCGAAGTATTTGAAGGCAGTGACTGATCCTGTCATAAAAGAGCTTTTGCAAACCAAAGATCATGAGCCGACTTTGACTATACTCGAGTGGTTGGACTTTGGCTTGAAGCTGGTCCCTTTGTACCACGATTTGATCCGGGTAAAGATAGCCCTAGCCGGTGCTGACGGTCAAGTTGGCAGCCGGATATTGACCTTAATGCGCGAGAAGCGCCAGATTATTAGGGCTATTGACAGGCTTGAGATCCAGAAGACGTTGATGGACAAGTTTGACGAGCTGGGCGTTGTGCCGGAGAAGGCCGCGGGGGGGGGAGAATTAACAGAGGAAGGAGAGTTAACAGAGGAGCAGATTGCATATTTTGAGGAGCATGGCGATCCGGATTTTGCAGAAAGAGAATAGTTTTATAGGAGATGAGGTGAAAGACGAACTAAGCCTAGAAGATAGAGTTCTCTCCTGTTATTTCAGAATGCGGGTATGCGGAAATAGGGATAGATAGAGATGGTGGAGTAGGGCTGCCAGAAACTGCCGCCATCCTGACAAGTGGGAATTCATGGGGGGAATGTTCACTAAAGAATTGTCCGCGCATATAACATATCTAAAATAATGGAGGAGATGTTTGATGCCTATTGTTTATGAGCCTGCCGGCAAAGCCCGCGAGTACGCCCCGTTAGCTGCAAACCTGTATTCTGGTTGTAGCCATGGGTGTAAATACTGCTTTGGCGGATGCGTGTTACGAAAAACCGTGGCTGAATTTCACGCGAACGTACGGCCCAAGAAAGATGTTTTAGAGCGTTTTGGAAAGGACGCTGTGCGGTTACGGGGGGATGATCGAGAGATCCTGTTATCGTTCGTGACGGATCCGTACCAGCCGGTTGAGATGGACCTGAAAATTACTCGTGAGGCTATTAAGATTTTGATCCGGAACGAGCTGCGGTTTACGATTTTAACTAAGGGCGGCACCCGAGCTACCAGGGACTTCGATCTTTTAGAGGGTTATGATAAGTGCAGTTTCGGCACAACCCTGGTCTTTGATTCCATTTCAGATGAACGGGAGTGGGAACCCATGGCTCCCGGCACGAACGATCGAATAGTCGCGATTCGGGCGGCCAAGGTGCTTGGTATTAGGACCTGGGTAAGCCTTGAGCCTGTTATTGACCCCAAGCAGGCCTTGAAGTTGATCCGCGATCTGCACGACGTTGTTGATCACTGGAAGGTCGGTAAAATCAATTATCGGCCGGAGATTGAAAGGAAGATCGATTGGAAAGATTTTACTCATGAAATTGTTGGTTTATTGGACAACTTGCGTGCGAGTTATTATATCAAAGAAAGCTTGAGAGATATTTTAAAACAAGGAAGCGTGTTTGATCAAATACTTGCGTATAGTTTAGAGCTTTGCGCTTTTAATGATCCTGCTTTTGTGGAGGAACTTAACAGTTTTTATCGGCAGCATTTGAATGAAATACTCTAAGAAAGATTACAGGAACGGTGCTGAGGGCTTTATTCTTTGGGCTGAGGAGAATGCCTGTGTGCCTATTTACCCGGAGGGCTCTGAAATTCCGGAATGGTGTAGCCTTGGTAAGTTACCGGATACCCCTAACGCCGAAACTGGCCGGTCCTGGAAGGGTATGTGGGAGGAACAAAAGAAGGTTCTGCGTGAGGCCTTGCGGATGAAGAACGGCCGGTTCGTTTACAGGCTGATAGTTTTTTGCTGGCCTCGAGGTGAGGGAAAAAGCATTCTGGTCGTTCTGATCAAGCTCTGGCGATTCATGTGCTGGCAGCGACAGTTTATCATGCTGGGCGCCAACTCTAAAGACCAGGTTCAGTGGTCTCATTATGAATTAATGCGCGACATAATCGTGCATTCCCCGAAGTTGCTGATAGCAATAGGTCGCAAGAAGGTTAAGCTGAAGGACATTACTCTCCGGAATCGCAAAGGGGATATTCTTTCGATCATAAAGTGTGTGAGCTCGTTTTCTGGTATTTTTTCAAACATCACCGGGTTTACGTTCAGTGAGATGTTCGACATGAAAAACCCGAAGTTTTACGTACAAATTTACGGCTCTATTCGAAACATTCCAAATGCCTTAGGAATGATAGATTCTACGGTTTCCTCTAAGGTCCACGTTTTGTATCGTCTTTTTAGAAGTTACCAGAAAAACACGAACCCTGCTTTATTTTTTTCATACCGATATTCAAAATCCGGTGATCCGGCTGATTACTGGAACCCGAATATGACGAAAGGGCAGCTTGCGGCTTACAAGGACGCTTTCCCGCTGGGCGACTATGAACGATATTTTTTGAACTTGTGGTCGGCTGGTGCGGAGAATGTTTTTACTGAGGAAATGATCGAGGCAACGAACTACATAGGTGCAGATAATGTTTTGCAAAACCACGGCACCGTGATTCAGTTAATTACTAAGCGCAACCGGATTTTTGAGAGCATCAACAAAATGCGCGGGCTCGGTGGGGCCCTAACTAGGGAAGACGTATTGTTAGATAATCAAGACGTGCTGGACAAGATCGAGGCCCGGCTTTGGCCGGTTGAGAGTGTTTATAAATTAAGGACCCCGCAGAGCATGGTGATTCCTGCGACTACGGATGATCTGACCCGGCTATCCGATTTGTACGATACCGATTGGGCTATTCTTGCCGGGGGCGATTATGCTAGTCCTATGAAAAGACGAACTGCGGCGCGCACGATTTTGGTGATTGGTGCTAAGGGCCTATTTGGTAGCCGCTCGTCTATGCCTATTCTTTCCGATGATTCGGTTCCCCACTACCTGTATTTGCTTCTCCGCCTGGCCAATATTGAGGACCATAGTTTAGAGAGCATGAAAGAGGCTATTATGGAGGCCGATCTTGAATATGATGGGATTGATATGTTTTGTAGTGAGACTTGGGGTGCCGAATTCATGAAGGAATGGTTTGAGGAAAAGGATATTGCCATCGATATTATCCACCCGACTTACGACAGACAAAAAGCCGCTTTTATGGAGCTGTACCGGCTGTACGCGACTGGTCGATTCAAGGCTCCTCCGACAGCCGTACAGGGATCTAAGGAGCCTGATATTTTACGAGAAGAGCCGACTACGTTTAATCATAATCCGGATCCGCCGAATCGCGGTTTTTTTTCAACTGAGAAAAAGGAAAAGTACGGCATCCAGGACGATGTGATGTACGCTCTTGCGTACATGATTTACGGTGGCCGCAACCTGAGCGTGAACGATTTCAAGCCCCGGCACGGCAAGGTGTTTTTTGGTGAGCTTTATCAACCTCAGGGGCTTTTGGGGGCATATTGATGGCATATCGAGCAAACCTATATAGTTGGGGCCAAATTGTCATAACTGATAAGTTCCGGAAGAGCTTTGATCAGGCCAACTGGCCTAAAAAGAAGAACCCCTGCCGAAGAAAATCCTGCAAGTTTTTTGAAAAACCTGCCTGTTTTGAGTTCTACACCGGCCGTGATAAAAGTCGGTGTACGTGGTACGAAAAAGCATCGTAACCTTCTATTTTTACTATTAATTATCCCAATATCAAAAAAAGCTTGACAAACCAATAACATAGAAGATAAGCTTATACCGTATTGGTATAATCTATAATTATAATTGCCTTGGGGCGGGAAGAAACCCAAAAGGGCTGAATAACCCAGCCCCTCCAATTCTAAACAAAAGGAGGTGCAGCATGACGTAACCAGGAGGTGATACGTCATGCCGAGGCACCGCGAGAAGCGAGGGTCTAAGAAGCCTCGTCGCACTGGTAAATGGCGAGGTAGGAAAGTATCTTTGTCTAATGCTTATTGAGCAGATATGAACGAAGCTGAAGTCCAGCAGTTTATTGACGAAATTCCGGACGAAGTTATATCCCGGTTTACGTTCTCTGTCCCATGGCAGTATGATCCAGACGAGGGCGGTTACAAGGATCCTGATGGCTTCACTCGTTCCTCCGGCGATAAAGATGAAGACGAACTCACCCGGGACGTTCTCCAGCACGAAATCTGGGAAAAAGCGCAACAAACCCCCCATTGTAATACTGCCATTCGGGGCCTTGCCGGCCGTTTGGCTGGCCGCGGCTTTGAAGTTTCCTGTGAAATCACAAAAATCCAAGATGTTGTAGATGAAACCACAGACGATCATCGGAATCGTTTATTTTGCAATAATTATAAGTACGCCCTGAGGGGTGAACTTGAAGGCGAGCTTTACTTGTGCCTGTCCTGCCATCCGGATGGTTTTATCGAGGTAGACTTTATCGATCCGGGTAGAATCGACGGTTTTCAAGACGGTACTGGCATTATTTGGCACCCGAACAAGGCCAATATGCCGCTTATCTATAACGTGAAAGCCGATAATCGTGGCGATGTAACCGATCAAGACAAGTTTGATAAACAGATTCCTAGTATAAATATTGCAAGATACCCTGATTTACTCGAGGTCGCGTCTGAGCAGTACGGGTTTGATAGAGCGTTGCTTGCAAAAAGCCAGAAGTGGGGGCGACGGTTCATAAACTTGGGTCGGTTCAATCAATTCGTTGTAGCCTGGGACAAAAGCTGGATTACGCGAAGAAATGTTGGTCATTTGAGAACTGTCCTGCGTTGGTCTAACCTTTACGAAAACTTGAAGCTCTGGGAAGCCGATTACAAGAAGTCCGCTTCCGCTTATCTTTGGGTGTTTAAAATCACCGACGCGAAAGCCTTCAAGATTTGGCTGAATATGAGTGATGAGGAAAAAAGCAAAACCATGATGACCGCGAAGAAAACTCCCGGAGCCTCGGTTGTCCTTCCTCCCGGGATTGAGATGGATGTAAAGTTTCCTAATTTACCAAGGATTTCGGATGAAGATCGTGATATTTTGAGAATGATTTCGGCTGGCACCGGTGAGCCGGAGGATGTAATGACCAGCGCCGCTCAGGGACCGTTCGCGTCCGTTAAGGCTTCAAGGGGGCCTTTTTCAGAGCGCATTGAAGACGAGAAGGATTCCTGGGAACAGTTTTTGCGTCACGATTTCTGGGGTGGTATTTTCTTTTTGAAAAACAAGATTGCGGACATGCCGGAGTTCTTTAGTTCGAAAGAGTGTGTTGGATTCGACAATAATCAAAAACCGCTTTTCAAAAAACGCAGGAAGCGTCCGGAAAAGTGGTTAGAGATAACCTTTCCGGTTTCAGAGATTGGAGACGTTGAGGGTCGTGCAAGGGCATATCTTGGCGTGAAACATGCAGCAGTCACAGATACACTGGGGCTTCCAAAAGAAGAAGTGGCTAAGCGTATGGGATTCGGAAACTACCGCCAGTTGCGCCTTAATTATGAGACCGAGAAAGAGAAATATCCGGAATTGCCCATGACGTTGGACGCTGAATCAATTCAAGAGAAAACTGAAGCAGAGCCGCCCCGAGGCAAAGATACTAAAAAAGAATGAAGGTTGAAGTCACTCAGGACGTTCGTGATCATGTCGATTTGATTGACAAACAATACAGGGAGGCCAAGCGAGACAAGCTTTCCCGGTTCAGTGTGGAATGGGGCCGCTGGTCCCGTGAAATGAACGTCGAGCTTCACAGAAAGATTCAGGCGGTCAGTCCCCAGCAAGTTCTTTACAAATATGTATTTATCTACTGGATCCAGAAGTCGCAATTATTGGAGGTTTGGTTTAAGTTTCCATGGCCATCTCTTAAGCTGAAATTGAAGAAACGTCTCGGGAAGCAGATTGCAGACATTAAGAAAATGATTTTGTCGGGCGATGTGCCTGCAGCCGAGTTTACGGAAGAGGATTTGAAAAGAGCATTACTTGAAAGCAATAAATAGATTCTAACGGGACCTGATCAGTCCTGATTAGCCAATTTTGAAAAGGCTCTCACTGGCGCCAGAGCAATAGTGAGGGCCTTTTCTTTTGGCGAGGAGAAAATGCCCTGGACAGTCAAAGACGTAGACGAGCACAAGAAAGGTCTGACGCCCTCACAAAAAAGAGAATGGGTAAGAGTCGCTAATGAAACTCTTAATGATTGTTTAAAAGCTGGTGGGTCTCAAAAGATTTGTGAAGGCAAAGCAATTCGCATAGCCAATTCCAAGTTTTCGGAGGAAACCATGGAATGGACAGACGAGCAATGGAAAGCCCATGATGAGTATTTCGGGTTAGCAGATGACAAGAAAAAGCCAGGCGGATCGAATGTCGGTAAGTATAAAAAGGGTCCGTTTTGTGGTCCTGCAGGCGGTGCTCCGAAGGGTAGTTATCCGGTAGACACAAAAAAAAGAGCCATTGCAGCAATTGCATATGCTCGCCATGCACCTAATCCTGCGGGTATCAAGAAGTGTGTATGCAGGCACTGGCCGAGTCTGCCAGCTTGTAAGAAAAAGGAGAAACAGAGCATGAGCCAAGAAACTCAGAAAATACCGAAAGCCGCATTGTGTTTTATGGATCATGAATGTTTTGCGCAAGTCAAGGCGAAAGACGGAGAAGATCAGTTAACCATGGTGGTTTATAGCGGTGGTATTATCAAAGGGCACTGGTACTGGAATAACCTCGCTATTGATCTGACGGGCGTGTCTTTTCCGAAAGCAAAATATCCGGTTTTAGAAAATCACGATTCGTCGAGAAAGATAGCTTTTTCCAAAAAACCCAAGATTGATTCTGGTGCAATAGTGATTGACACAGCCGAATTTGTTGATACGCCCGAAAGCGAAGAGTTTCGAAAATTGTCCAAGCAGGGTTTTCCATACGAGGCTTCGATGTACGCGAAGCCAACTGTGATTGAGCGGGTTGCTGAGGGAGCTAAGGTAGATGTGAACGACATGTCTGTAAAGGGTCCTGCTACTGTTTGGCGGAAGTGCATATTTAAAGAGGCCTCGGCTTGTGTATTTGGCTGGGATTCAAACACGAGGGCCACTGCATTTGCAGACGAGGAGGTGGAGTTGACTGTAGAGACGGTTGAAAATTTAAGCATAAAGGAGGTGAACCAAATGACACTGGCAGAATTGAGACAGGAGCACCCGGAATTATTCGTGGAGTTCCAGGCGGAGATTGAAACTGATCTTCGGGCTGAGTTCGACAAGGAAAAGACAGCTATGGAGGCGAAGTTCGAGCAGGAAAAGACCAAGTTTGCCCAGGAGAAGGCGGATCTTGAGAAAGATCTTAGTACCAAGTTGTCCGAGCGCGATGAGCGCGTCTTGAAGCTTGAGAAGAAAGACATTATCCGCACGGAAAACGAGCGCCAGGACACGGCAGACAGGATCTGGTCCGAGAAGCTGGCGGACAGCGACATTGATCCTGGCATTCACGACAAGGTGAGAGCCCACGTTACGTTTTCGCAGTTCATCAAGGACGACGTTTTCGACACGGAGGCCTTCACGGCGGCTGTTGAGGCCGAGATCAGAGACTGGGAGAGCAAGCTGCCCAAGCCATCTTCGGTTATTGGCGGTGGGTTTGGCCAAAAAGAAGTTGTTGACGACCCTAAGTTGGCAGCTCAAGACGCAGAAGACGAAAAACTCGCAGATGATATTTTTGAAGCATCTGGAGGAAAGAGAGAGGAGGTGAAGTAGGATGCCATTAGGACAGACACCATATGTTTATCAGGGTGGCCAGGAGGACCTGAGGCGGATTTTTTACAGCGATCCGAATAGGGCCCTGAGCCATGCTATTACGATTCC